GGTAGTCTTTGAAAGACAAGCGGGTTCAATCGCTTCAGATCTTTGAGTGAATAGATTCGACCGCGCTTATCTGTGAACTTCTCCATCGGTAGACCACCGATTCTGAATAGCTTCTCTCTGTCTCTGCCGAGAATTTCTTGTCTGACTTCAAGCGGCTGTCCTTTTAACCAGCCACCGAAAGTTGTTTTTGCACCGATTTGACCTGTCGGAGTTGAGCGCTCTCCGTGTAGTTCTGAGCCGATATCAAATTCGGGTTTAACCACTGGAACTCTAATACTACGACAGCCCCAATGAAGCGGCGGAATAGGTTCTTCACCGATAGCGAAAAACTGACCGTCGAAACTGGCACAAGTAATCGTCGTTCTGTCATCGAGTACAGCAACAAATTCAATCTTGTCGATGATGTCAGAGTTTGCCGCGAATGTTGCTTCTCTTGCTTGAGATCCGACGTGATTCGTTATCGTTCTGACAAGCGATTCAGTTTGAGCTTTTGTTCTGCCTTCAACCAACTCAAAAATCTGTTTTGAAATCTTTGCACTACCATGACCAGCGAGCGCTCCGTCTCTTATAATTCGAGCGATATCGTCAACTTTGTTTTCTGAGAACTGCTTGATCACGCTGTCGACTGAGAACGCTGTGATCTTTTTACCGTTGATCAGCTTCATCGGCGCGGTCGTGAACATCGATTTGTATTGTTGCATTGTCGGAGCTGAGAACGTCGTCGCTGTTGTTGCAAATTTGAGCGAATCTTGTATGAATTCAGCTTCAGCTTTTGCGAAATCTGTTGCACCTTTGACGAGATCTTTGCCGAACGACTTGAGCAAGACTTCACTCATTCGAGAGACGTTTCTGATGATGACTTCAGCTTCGAGACGATTGAAGTCTGTTCCGATCTCAGATTTGATCAGTTTCGACAATCTTTTGAGACGCTTGAACAGTCGAGCCGCTTCACCTTTCGAATATCTCTGAACGAAAATTTGACGTCGAGTCAAACTGTCAATGAGCGCTTGAGTGCTACTCATTCGAGAGGATCACCCTCGTCAACTTCTGAATCAATGTCGTCATCTGTTCGATCAAGCTCTATGATGCCCGCTTTTCGAGCTGTGTTTCTGAGATCTGCTTTCGCGATGACTTTTCTGTCGAATAGAGTGATCTCAGCCATGATGTCTTGAGCTGTTTTTGTTTTGTCGTAGAAGTCATCATTGATGCTATATTCGACCGCGTCTTCTGTACCCATGAACAGACCACACCATTCAATCGACTGCTTGATCGCAAGTGAAGAGTTCTGAACGATGTTCGCTAGAATACCGACATCGGCGCTGTGATTGATGACTGATGCTGTCGCTGTTGATTCTGTTTTTGCATCAGGATCAATCACTTTCGCACCGATCGATATCATCTGATCTTCTTTGTCTTCCATGCCTTCTCGAGCAATCATATTCGGTGCTACTTGCAAGATAGAGGCGCTTGCTCCAACGGGTAAAGTCCAAGCATTTCGAGAACCATATTTGTACTCACCGCCCACACTGTCAACCCAATTTTGATCGAGTCCCGTGATGACAGGCTGTGGCTGACCAACAAGAAAGCAACTCTCTTCATAGTCAGCACTGTTTCGATAATGACCGATATTGATCTCAGCTATATCATAGAGCGCCGCCGGATCGACTTCGGCGTCATTGCTATCAGTTCCAGCGATAACAAAAGGGATCAGTTCGAGCGTTCTGCCTCTTGAATCTTTCGGAGTGAAAGCGGGTGTGATTATCTTGCTTTCGTCCCAGATTTCAACTGTATAGACACCATCGACAAGCATTAACATTCGATATTGAGTTTTCGTTTCGGTTTCAAAACTATTTCGCGTCTTGATGTCTTCTTTTAATTTCAAGAACGACAGCATTTCTTGACCGTTGACGACTGTCACGTCCCAATCGAGAATAGTTTCTGTTTTGTACGTTTTAATACTCGCCTGAAGATTCAAAGCTCTGACTTGTGCTTGAGTGAGATTGTCTTCAGCGACGGGGTAGTCTGACAGTAAGCCGAATCGACCGACAGCCAATAACTCGCCGACTGTTTTCTTTCCTAGATTTTCCAGTGAGCCGCCATCACCTGTTGCATTTGTGACAAGATATTCTGTTTTCGCTGGAATCTCTTTCTTGCTTGGTGGCTTTCTGAACGCCATTCCGACCATCGCTCGCTTTGTTCTTGATGTCACATTGATGAACATTGCTCGCAACAAATACGACTGATATCGCTTCGATTTATCTTCAGCGGTCGGATCGGGATTTGGTAGATATTCCTCGCCTTTCTTTTTTACGGCTGAAGCGCCCGCAACGCAATCTCGAACCAACGTCCATTTCTTGATGTTTGAATCATAATCTTCATGAGTTGAATTGACAGCCATTTTTAAAACCTCACTACCACTTGCGACGCTGGTCTTGTAATAGGATAACGTCGATGTATAAAATAGCCCGCATTGTCGACCCAATCATCGATAGATGGGTGTTCACTGAACTTTTCAGGCTCGCCTCGTTCATTGTAACCTTGTGATTCAAAAGCACTTGTCAGATTCGGACATTTATCAGTGTTAACCGATAGTCTGTTGTGCGATAACAGCGAGTTTACCGCATTGACGCGATTTTTGATAAGCGGGTTCGCAAGCGGTGCATTAACGATCCAGTTATTGCCCTCGAGTTGAGCCGCGTTTTCAATCAATCCAATGTCTGAAGCTGAAGCATTTGTTGACCCGCTTCGACCTGTTGAGTCTGGGTATATGTGAATCTTTCTGTCATCGTATCGAGACAAGTTCAGAATAAAATCATAGGTATCTTGAGAGACGAACTCGTCGACTGCTATCGGGTTATTGTCTTCTATGAGCCACGTTGTCGCCGTTGTTCCTCCGACATTGAAGTCGAGTCCGATGTGAATGTGACGATCTTCATCTTCGAGTTTTCTGTTTGTGTGATGCAATGCTCGACTGAAAAAGTGATAGACCTTATTTTCAGTGAGATTTACGAACTCGCCTTCCAGATAGAGTTGAGCAAGAACAGAATCATAGTTTGACATGATTTGTTCGATATAGTCGTCAGGTAAATAAGGGTTTGAAGCTGTTGCCGCTCTAATAAGCTCATAACCTTTTTGAGGGTTCTTTCCCCATTTTTTATAAACGAATCCATGAACGCCTTGATCTGGAGTTGTGACAAGTCCGATCGTGTTTTGAGTGCTTCGATATTGACGATTTCTTTCTGTGACTTTTCTCCATATCACCCGAGCTTTTTTCATTTCGATTGTGTCGAGTTCGTCGACTATCGAATGAGCTGTCTCGTATGAGATTATTCGAGTCGGATTGTCATACGATCTGAGAATGATTTTTCCGTAGTCGTGAATCGATATGATGTTCGTTGAATGATTGATTTTGCACTCGACGCCCATCGTGTGAAGATCTTCTTCGATTGCGGGCATGACTCTCAATTTCAACAAGTCATAAGTCGGCATATAATACGCGCCGTTTGCCCCGCGATCATCGAGTAGTTTGTTGATCAGACGCTCTGTTCCTGCTTTCGTCTTTCCTGAACCTAGACCGCCGACAATTGCTGGAAATTTAGCATCTGAGAAAATGAACTGTTCTTGTGGTTTAGTGAGAAAGACATCAACGTCGATGAACTCTTCCTCATAAGCGAGACTATTTGTCGGCATAATCGCTGTGACCTGTTGCTCGACGATATGTCACTCGACGCGGCACGACGGGCGCTTGTTCTTCACTGTTCTCGCTGTAACCTGCTTGAGTCTTCAGATAGAAGATGATTGACGTTGTGTCACCAGCTCTCGCTTTTGTCAGCAATTTACCAGCAACAGAGAATATCGCTTTCGCTTTTCCTCTTTGATAGTGTTCAGACACTTCAGGTTGACGCTTCTCTATTTCATAAAATGTCGTTCTACCGATACCGAAATAATCAGCGATTTGACCTTTCGATAATACTGAAGCGAGCGTCTCGACTTGAGTCACTTGTTCAGAGCTGAGAACGATCGCGGGTACTCCACCGCCTTCACCTTGTCGACCGTTCTTAGACATTGACTTTCTTTTTTGTGAACAATATTCGACCGTCTTTGTGATTTAGATTGTCGAGCTTGTCTTGTTTATCCCATATCGATTGAGTGTGAATCTCGCCTCTGTATTCGACTTGAGCGCCTTTTTTCCCGAGTTCATAGATTGTCTTATCCCAACCGTCAATCGGTTTGTCGACAATGAGTTCACCTTCGATGATTTTTTGAAGCGCTTCAGCTTGCCCGACGATGTGAAGCTTTTCACTTCCCGACGTTGCTAGAAAAGCGGCGAATAATCCCGCGACGGTGTCTCCAATATAAAATGGAGCATAGAAATCAAACGAGCCAAATATCTGAGCTTGAGCGAAAGCGTCGAAGCTTTTATCTGTGTCTCCACTTGAGACTATTTTGACCCAGCGTTTGACGTGTTTGTTGTGCTGTTCGGGATCGAGCGTCGATATATTTTCAATCACAATGTCAGGTCGATAAGTGTTGATCAGATTATCGATTGATCTGTCATCGCGTTTGATTAATGTTTTTTTATGAGAGAGCCATTCGTTCATTTCTTTGCCGTTGTTCAGCTCGAGAATAGGCTCATAGTTAGCAACGACTTTAATGACGTTATGTTCTTGTTCAGCGAGAAGCATTCCAGCGTATGCGACGCTGATATATTTTCCTAGCTCAAGAATTCTCATATTTCATCACTTGAGAGACAAAATTGTTTTCATCACAGAAAATAATATCGAACGGTTTGAAGCGCTTTCTCATTGAGTAACAAATCACAACGCACTTGTCACCAACATCACCCAAGAACGCGCCGCCACCATTCAAGGTGAACGCTCTCGAGTCATTACTTTTGATGACGTATGTCTCCCATCGATTGCCGTTCTCGAGATTAACGATTTGCACTTTTTCGAATTGCTCGATACCAGCGTGTCGCATTAAGTCGGAACAGATTGAAACTGAACCGTTA